CCACACCCAATGATTCACACTCATTAATTATGTACCGCTCCGGTCAACGTTCAGTTGTAGAGTGGATTCAACAACGACTAGAAAACGATGGCTAAAAAGAAACTAAGTAAATCTCAACAACGGCGGCGGGATGCACGCGCAGCAAAACAGCAAGGTACCAACCAACAGATGCAAATCACATCTGAAGTGGTTGGACCAGGTACAGATACAGGTAATGTAAGATTCACTCCTTCTGAAATTTCTGGTGGTAATATTTATAAAACTACTAGCAGTCAGCTGGGTGGTGCAGGCTATGCTTTTACACCTGACAAGCCGCTAGGTCCAGAAGGTATTGAGCGTATTAATAAAGTTATTGGATACGACCCAAGCGCAGCAACTGCTGCAGCTCCTGGCACCGAAACTGCAGAAACTGGCGGCGGTCGTAAGAAAAAGAAAGGTCTCACCATTCGTGGTGTACGAGTAGGTCGCAGCCTTTCCGGTCAAGAAGCTATGGATCTGGCTGCTACTGGACTTGGTGAACGTGCCATTGATAAAGCACTAGCTAAAGGTGCTAGCATTCAAGGTAGTGCCCAACGTCGGTTGGACAAAGGTCAACTTGCTACATCAGAGCAGGGTCTGCTCAACATGGTTTTCGATAATACATTGCCAGATCGAAATGGTGGTCGTACAGGTGGTGGTATTCCATCCTCACTTGACCCACGTAGCAAAGATGTAAAAGCACTTCGTGGTCTTGGTCTACAACGTGGTCAACGCTACTTCGGCGCTACTGGAAGTGGTGAGCCTATCCTTGGTATTAAAGGGATGGGTGGTACCGGCGGTGGCGGTGGTCGCCGTGGTAAAGGCAAAGGCAAAGGTGGTGGAGCAGCTGAGCCTCCTGCTGTTGCTGACAAACCAATTGCAGCAGAAGGTGATGGTCCCATCATCAACGAACCCACTGAAGAAACCACTCCCGATATGGGTGGTCTGATGTTCGGTTCTACTGGCACTGGTCCTGGCGCCTTTGGCTTCAAGCGTCGTCGCGGTAAACGTGAGCGCAACCGACTCCTTCAACTTGGCACAGGTCAACTGAATCGACTTAAGTTGAAGAATGCACTGAACATCCGTGGTATTACAAGTCTGCTTTAATTTAATTATCTTTAAGAACTAATGACTGCTAAACAAAGGTATGACTATTTAGCCAGTGATCGTTCCCAGTTTCTAGACGTAGCAAGACAAGCGGCAGATCTAACTCTGCCCTATTTGATTCGTGGTGAAGAAGATTATCAAAAAGGTGCAAGGTATCTCCCTACACCTTGGCAAAGTGTTGGAGCAAAAGGTGTAGTAACACTTGCATCTAAGTTGATGCTTGCCCTTGTTCCTCCACAGACTAGCTTCTTCAAGTTACAACTTGATGATACTAAACTTGGTCAAGAGTTTGATCCTGCAGTTAGGTCTGAACTTGACCTAAGCTTTGCAAAGATTGAACGAACTATCCTTGAATCAATTGCAGCATCAAGTGACCGTGTTACTATTCACCAAGCTCTTAAGCATTTGGTAGTAGCAGGTAATGCACTAATCTACATGGGTAAGGATGGTCTTAAACTTTATCCGCTAAATCGCTACGTTGTGGATCGAGATGGCAACGGCAACGTGCTTGAAATAGTCACAAAAGAACGCATCAATAAGAAGCTTCTACGTGGCATGATTCCTGAGGACATGCCTAACAAAGTAGAAGGTACAGTCGCTGATCGTAATGATGAGGCTGACATCTATACCCACATCAAACGGGATAACAACCGAATGATTTGGTACCAAGAATATGAAGACAAAATTATTCCTGGTTCTATGGGTAAGGCACCACTTGATGCTAACCCTTGGCTAGTACTTCGCTTCAACACTGTTGATGGTGAAGTGTATGGTCGTGGTAGAATTGAAGAGTTCATTGGAGATCTCAAGTCTCTCGAAGCACTCTCTCAGGCTATGGTAGAAGGCTCTGCAGCAGCTGCTAAGGTCGTCTTCGTGGTATCACCCTCAAGCACTACCAAACCACAGACACTGGCTCAGGCAGGCAATGGTGCTATCATTCAAGGACGACCTGATGACATTGGTGTTATCCAGGTTGGTAAAACTGCTGACTTCAGGACTGCTTATGAACTGATGCAGTCTCTTGAACGTCGGTTAAGTGAGGCTTTCCTCATTCTTTCTGTACGTCAATCCGAACGAACTACTGCTGAAGAAGTTCGTATGACACAGATGGAACTAGAACAACAACTTGGTGGACTATTTAGTTTGCTGACTGTTGAGTTCTTGGTTCCTTATCTCAATCGTAAACTGAATGTATTCCAAAAGACAGGACAGATTCCACGACTACCCAAAGATCTTGTGAAGCCAACCATTGTGGCTGGTATCAATGCACTTGGTCGTGGACAAGATCGTGAAAGCTTGGGTGCATTCCTCACTACTATTGCTCAGACCATGGGTCCTGAAGCTATTCAGACCTACGTTAATCCTGAGGAAGTAATCAAACGTCTTGCAGCTGCACAAGGTATTGATGTCCTGAACCTTGTTAAGACTGTACAAGAAGTACAAGATCAGCAGGCACAAGCTATGGAACAACAACAGCAAATGGAACTTACCAAGCAAGTTGGTCAATTGGCTTCTGCTCCTGCAAATGATCCATCCAAAAACCCCGAACTATATGGACAACAAGCAAGCTCCGAAGCGCCGCCAGCGCAGTAAAGCTGAACCTCCGACGACACCAGAGTTTACACCAGTCAATAAGTATGCTCCCAAAGCTAAGATTGGTAAGCCAACTCTGGGTCGTTCAACTGAATATGTAGAGACTGTTGGTCTCGGTAATCTCAAAGTAATCCACGCCAAAGCTAATGACAACACTGACGTACAATCCTAATGAAGCTCCCGAAGGTGAACTGACTGCTGCAGAACAGGAGTCGCTAGCCATTGGCGAACAAGCAATGTCTGCTCAGGAAGAGTTGTTAGCTGGTAAGTTCCGAGATGCTGAAGAACTTGAACAGGCTTACATGGAACTTCAAAAGAAGTTTAGTTCTCGTGATCCTGAACCTGAAGAAACTACTACTGCTGAAGAACCACCTACTGAAGAGAACGAAGATAGTATTGACACTTCTTTTCTTGATACACTTTGGGAAGAATCCCAAGGAGAATTTAGTCAAGAAACTTTGGAAAAACTTGGTAACATGGATTCATCTGACTTGGCTCAGATGTATCTTGATTATCGTTCACAACAAGGTGAACCTGAAGGGCAAGAGCTTAGTGCTGAGAATGTTTCTGCTCTCCAAAACATTGTTGGAGGAGAACAGGAATATGCAAACATGCTAAGCTGGGCTAGTCAGAACATGTCAGAACAAGAGATTGACATGTATGATGCAGTGATGGATCGAGGTGACCCTGTTGCCTGCTTCTTTGCTGTTCAAGCTCTTGCCTATCGTTTCCAAGATGCAAGCGGTGTTGACGGTCAACTATTGACTGGAAGACCTGCAGCTGATAAAGTTGATGTCTTCCGTAGCCAATCCGAAGTTGTTCGTGCTATGGCTGATCCACGGTACGACACAGATCCTGCATATCGACAGGATGTCTATGCTAAACTTGAGAGATCTACCCTTGACTACTGATAACCTTTTCGCAAAAGAACCACCCATTATTATGACTGACCATCCCTACGGTGTACCACATAACGAACGTGCTGAGCTGCTCAACGGTCGGCTTGCTATGCTTGGCTTTGTGGCTGCTATTGGCGCTTACGCACTAACTGGACAAATTATTCCTGGTATTTTCTAATGATGTCTCCTATGAGTCTCGCTTCTGCAGCAGGCAGTATTTTTGGAAGTATGAAATCGAGTGCTCCATCCAAGACTCGTAAACGTAAAGCATCTGCACCTAAGTCTAAAAAGCAAAAGGTAGCTAAACCCATGAAGCAAGCAATGAAAGCAGCTATGGGTAAATCTAAGTACAAGTAATTTAAATGGAGTATTTTAACTATGGCTTGCGGTAAAAAAGGACACAAAGGCGGCGGCGGAAAGAAGCGCTGATGACTAAGCAAGGTCTCTACGCTAACATCCACGCCAAGAAGAAAAGAATCGCCGCGGGCTCCGGCGAGAAGATGCGGAAACCTGGCAGCAAAGGATCACCTTCTGCTGCTAACTTCCGAAGAGCTGCTAAAACTGCTAAAAAGAAATGATTCCTATCCTAACTACTATCTCTGTAATTGCATCTTGGTATGGTCCAGGATTCAATGGTAACCTCACTGCAAGTGGTGAGCGGTATAATATGATGGATGCAACTGCTGCCCATAAATCATTGCCGTTTGGTACTCGCTTGAAGGTCTGCTACAAAACATGTGAAGTAGTTAGGGTTACCGATCGCGGTCCCTTCATTCCCGGAAGAGACCTAGATCTGAGCAAGGGAACAGCACAACGCATTGGCATGTTGGGTGCTGGAGTGGCTCCTGTAAAAGTTACACGACTTAATTAACTTCAAACAATGAAAACCTGCATTGACTGCGGTACAGATATAACCGAAGTGAATCAGGTTAAATCTGGACGCGGTATTAAATCAAGATGTAGAGCGTGTCATAATACTATGAGACGTGCTAATCATGATCCTATGAAAAGCCGTGCCGAAGGCTTAAAGTCTAGGTACAACTTAACACTTGATCAGTACGATGATATGTACGAGGATCAGGAGGGCAGGTGTGCTATCTGCGGTACTGACACACCTGGTAGTAGGTTTAAACACTTCCATGTTGATCATGACCACGTAACTGGTCAAGTGAGAGCTTTGCTATGTGAAGCTTGTAATACTGGGCTTGGTAAATTTAAAGATGATCCAAGTCTCCTGCGCTCCGCAGCTCTATATTTAGAAAAGCATGACCGCAACGTTAACTCTCCCTCAGAAGAGTTCTAATCTCTGGGATAATTATTGTAAGTGGATCACTTCCACAAACAACCGTCTTTATATTGGGTGGTTTGGTCACCTAATGATACCATGCCTACTCGTCGCAACCATCGCTTTTATTCTCGGCTTTATCGCCGCTCCACCGACAGATATTGATGGCATTCGTGAACCAGTCTCCGGCTCCCTCATGTGGGGTAATAACATTATATCCGGAGCAATCGTTCCCAGCTCGAACGCAATCGGGCTACATTTGTACCCAGTGTGGGAAGCCGCTTCGTTGGACGAATGGCTTTATAACGGCGGCATTTACCAGCTCGTCGTGTTCCACTTCCTTATCGGCATTACCTGTTATGCAGGCAGGGAGTGGGAGCTTTCGTACCGACTGGGAATGAGACCTTGGATCTTTGTAGCTTATTCTGCACCACTTGCAGCTGCTTATGCTGTGTTCTTGGTTTATCCATTTGGGCAAGGTTCATTTAGTGATGGGATGCCTCTTGGCATCTCTGGACAATTCAACTTCATGTTGGTGTTTCAGGCTGAACATAATATCCTTATGCATCCGTTCCATATGTTGGGAGTTGCTGGTGTATTTGGTGGTTCTTTGTTTAGTGCTATGCATGGCAGTCTCGTTACAAGTTCGATTGTTCGTGAGACGACTGAAATTGAATCTCAAAACAAAGGTTACAAGTTTGGACAAGAGGAAGAGACATATAATATTGTCGCTGCTCACGGCTATTTTGGTAGGCTCATCTTCCAGTACGCTTCCTTTAATAACAGCCGTAGTCTTCACTTCTTCCTCGCTGCTTGGCCTGTGGTTGGTATTTGGTTTGCTGCACTTGGAGTAAGCACCATGGCATTTAACTTGAATGGTCTTAACTTCAATCAATCACTCCTTGATAACAAAGGTAATGTGGTAAACACATGGGCAGATATCCTTAACCGTGCTAACCTCGGATTCGAAGTGATGCATGAAAGGAATGCTCATAACTTCCCACTTGATTTGGCGACACATAGTGCTCCGGTAATTGGTTAATATTTCGTACGTTCATCCCACGTGTGGGACGGGTTGCTCAAGGCTGGAACGCGCATGAGCTTATCGGTACGAACTATGTCTATTCAAGTTACCTACACCTATCGTGGTGTTAAGTACAACAAAACAATTGTCCGCTAAAAGGACATTGGGTAGTCCGTAAAAGCGGCATTGGGAGGTGCAATTCCTCCCTTACCCATTGGTATGAATCTGCTACGGCGGGCACCTCATACCGAACGCGTTCGGTGAGCGTAAGAATTTACCGAAGAAATAAAACAACTTAATATCTTTAAGCGCTTAAAGAGAAACTCACTTAATTTCTCTTTTTTCTTTAATTACAATGGCTTCTGTTTGGTCTGCAAATCCTGGTGTGCCGCCGAATACTACTCTGACGGCAACAGGTAATATTAACAAGACTCCTGGTCTTGGTCTTACTGATAACATTACTGATTACAACAGTAAGTATGCTACTTATCTCAAGCTGTTTACCGGCGAGATGATTAAAGCATACGAGAGTGCTACGATTGCTAAAGGCACCGTGATGAACCGTGCTCTGCGCAACGGTCGTTCGGCTCAGTTCATCTACACTGGTCGTATGGATGCTGCTTATCACCAACCTGGCACTCCAATTCTGGGTACTTCCAACCCTCCCGTGGCTGAAAAGACAATCGTCATGGACGACCTGTTGATCAGCTCCGCTTTCGTGTATGACCTTGATGAGACTCTGGCTCACTACAGCCTGCGTTCGGAAATCTCTGCTAAGATCGGTCATGCTCTGGCTGAAGCTTATGACAAGAAGATCTTCCGTGTGATCGCTAAGGCTGCACGTCAAGCTCATCCTATCTCTGCCGCTCCTGGTCCTGAGCCTGGTGGTAGCCAGATCCAACTTGGTGCTGGTAAGGAGTACGACGCTCAAGCTCTGGTGGATGCCTTCTTCGAAGCTGCCGCCATCATGGATGAAAAGAACGTGCCCAAGATGGGTCGTAACGCTGTACTCAGCCCACGTCAATACTACGCTCTGATCTCTCAGGTTGATACCAACATTCTGAACCGTGACTACGGTAACAATGCTGGTAGTGTTCAGTCTGGTGAAGGTCTCTATGAGATTGCTGGTATCAAGATTTGGCGTTCCAACAACCTGCCCTTCCTGGCTGGTACTGTGGCATCCGTGAATGGTGAGAACAACGATTACTCTGGTAACTTCGCTAACCACGCTGGTCTTATCTATGGTAAGGAAGCAGCTGGTGTTGTGGAAGCTATCGGTCCTCAGATTCAGACCACTGGTTCTGACGTGAAGACCATGTATCAGGGTGACATCATCGTTGGTCGTATGGCTATGGGTGCTGACTGGGTGAACCCGGCTGCTGCTATTGAGCTGCTGGCTGGTTGATAACGGAGGAACTACTATGTCCTACGTTCCTGGTACTAGTGTTATTGTTCAAAATACTGGCATTGGTTTGGTTAGTTCTGAAACTCTGAACCCGATGACTCATATTGAGTATGGTCGGACTACGGGTGCAGCTACTAGCATTAAAACTAATGATGCTGACAATGAACTTCCTTATGCTCCTTAATTAAATTATGGCTAACCTTGCAACTCCTGCTGGCAACAACGGTGTCAGCGGCGCTACCACTGGTGTTAGTGGTGGCAACACTGCTCTCCGTAATTCGGTGTCGAAAACTCAATGGGGCTACGGCAGCCCTGTTGCAGATTCCGGTGTCTATTCGGAGACCAAGAATCTTCGCTTTGCTTATACTGGCGTTGAGTGCGACGCACCTGCTCGTTCTCGTGCCTGATTAACTCTAACTGGGAGGGCTTCACGGCTCTCCCTTTTTTTATCCATATTTCCTTCGCTAATATGTCTACTACTAACGCTCAAGTTGAGCTACAAGCTGTTAATGAAATTTTGGCGTCAGTAGGTCAGGCGCCTGTTACTGTCATTGAAACTCAGAACATCACATTGGAGGATGGTTCACAAGTTAGTGAAGTAACCAACCCGGACGTTGCGATTATTTTGAATACCTTGCATCAGGTTTCAAGAGAGGTGCAGGCTGAAGGATGGACTTTTAATACTGATTATAAAGTAAAGATAACACGTGACTCTAATAAGGAAGTAGTTATTCCTGATAACTATCTACAGCTTGATGTTGTAGATACTGATAGGACTGTTGATGTTGTACGTCGTGACGGTAAACTATACGACCGTATCAACCAAACATTCACCTTTGAAAACGACCCTTATTGTGACATCAAACGTTACTTTAATTTGATTGACCTTCCTATTCCTATTCGTGATTATATCGTCGCACGTAGTGCTAGTATCTTTAGTCAACGAGTGATTGGTGATAGCACTCAATATCAAATGCTACAACAACGTGAAGCATATACTCGTGCTATGGCACTTGAGTATGAATGCAATCAAGGTGATTACTCATTCTTTGGACACCCACAAGGATGTGACTACTACGTTAGTTACAAACCGTACCGTGCATTGTATCGCTAATGGCAAGTATTACACAAACAGTAGAGAACTTTCTTGGTGGTGTATCCAAGCAACCTGATGATAAGAAACTTCCTGGTCAGGTAAGAGATAGTATTAATGCTTATATTGACCCAACGTTTGGTCTTACTAAAAGACCTGGTACTAAGTTTATTAAAGAGTTGGGTACTGGAAATGATGCTCCAGTTAGTAGCACTGAGTTTTCTGATAGCAACACTAATTACTACGGTCGCTGGTTTTACATTAATCGTGATGATGATGAGCAGTACCTAGGTTGCGTTAAACCTGATGGTATCCGTATCTGGAATGTTAAGTCAGGAGATGAAGCTACTGTTACTACTGAGTCATACCTAGGTCTTGGTACTTACGATCCAAACAGTTATTTGTCTTTAAGTTCTGGGAATCCTAGAGATAATATTCAAGTACTGACTGTTCAAGATACCACGTTTATTGTTAATAAGACAAAGACTGTTGGTGTCTTGGATACTACCAATGACGAAGCTACTCAATTCCCATCACCAGCCTTTGGTCCCGAATACAGGAACTTTGGTTATGTTGAAGGTCAGCAAGCTACCATACGTTTGACTAGTGTTGAATATGGTGCAACTTATACAGTAGTTGTTACTTATAATAGTACTGACTACACTGTTAATATTACCACTCGTAACGGTGAGAATTCGTCTCTGAATCAAAATGACTTTGAGGAAATCCTTAATGTAAAGGATGTCCTTGATTGGATTGTCAATGATAACCCTGCTAACCCATCTGGTGGTGGTGCTGGAGGAGGTGGAGGAGGTGGAGGAGGTGCTAGCTATCCACTACAACCTGGTTTGAGCACAGTTCTAACAGGTCTTCCGTTTACATTTACTATTTTAGAATCTAGCATTGAAGTTCAGCTAGCACCTGGTAGCTCACCTGATAACTTCTCTATCACAGCTAAAGGTGGTATCAGTGGTGACTCTATTGAAGCGTTCACAAACACTGTAAACAACATCTCTGACCTTCCTACACAAAGCGTCCATAACCGTCGTGTTACTATTCAGAACACAGCTTCTGCTGAAGACACTTACTACGTTCGCTTCATTGCTGAGGATGGTACATCAGGTGATGGCTATTGGGAAGAGTTTGTAAAGCCTAACATTCCTATTCATCTTAACCCACGTACCATGCCGCATGAGCTGGTCAATACTGGTGTTGATGCATTCACCTTCCGAGCTATTGAAGCAGTTCCCGGTAGTCCTGAAAAGAACTCTTGGGAACAGCGATTGGTTGGTGATGATGAATCTAACAGTCTACCTAGCTTTGTTAACTTCCCGATTCGTGAAGTATTCTTCTATAACAATCGGCTTGGATTCCTGTCTAATGACAATGTAATCCTCAGTAAGACTAGCGATTTCTTTAACTTCTTCTATACAACAGCACTTACTCAAACAGCTAATGACCCTGTTGATTTGAGTTGCTCAGCATTGCGTCCTGCTACACTTAACTTTGTGTTGCCTGTACCGCAGGGCTTGGTG